GGGAGTGATAGCGCCAGCAGCAACCAAAGCTTTTGCCATGATTACGCCTTTTGCCCAGGTTGCAACACCGGGAAAGGCCAGGATTGCATCTTCATATTTTGGATTAAAGACTTCCAATTGAAGATTATCGTTGTTTATGATTTCTGGATTCATCTATACCCCCTTTCTTGCAGGTTGTGAGCTTCTTTCAAGCACTTTTGAGAGTAGAGCTTTTTCTTTTTCTTGTTCGGAAAGTTCAGCCCCGCCTCCAGAACCGTTGTTAAGGTCCCCATCGGGATTATCGTCTTCCCGATTTTTGAGATCTTTCTTTTTCATTCCGGCTGACATATATCCGGCGATAACTTCCTGACTCGAAAGACTCTTTCCTGCATCCAGACAATCGAGCGCAAAATCAACAGCGCCGGTTTGTTTTGCCATGGTAATATGGCCTTTGACTTGATCACGCTCGATTGCTCTACCTTCTGCAACTAACTGAGTGCAAAGCTCCGGGTGTTCTAGTTTTAATTGGTTCAAATCCATAGTTTTACCTCTTTGATTTGAGTTATCCGGGCCTGTCCCGGTGCTTTGTAGATTGCGAGCTTTACCCGAGTTCGCGACGGGTTTTGAATTAGATATTCTTGGAGGAGGAGGTATTATTGAATCAATCAAACCTTTTTCCAATGCTTCATCAGCTAGCATCAGAGCGCCTTGTCCAAAATCTTTCGAAACAACTTTTTCTGTTATATTTTTTCTTGTAGCTGCTGTCCTCCCTTCAGACACCATTTTAAAAACTTTTGTTTCGATGGCATCCAATTCTTTTTTGAGATCTTTTTCGCCCTGGGCTGTGAAAGCGTCCGGGTTTTTCTTTGGAGCGTTTGAGCTGCGGACTGTCTTTTCACCTTCCCATTTTGTGTGCCGAACAACAACGCCCAGCCCGCCGACTTCATTTCCATCTGTTGTTGAAACGACTTCATCAGTTTGTGAGGCCAAAACATAAGCCGCACTTGTAGCCATTCCTGTGATTTTAGCTCTCACAGGCTTTTTTGCCCCTGCGATTGCATTTGCAGCCTCAGTTAAACCTATCCAATCGCCACCCGGTGAATTAATATGCAATTCATGCTCTTCAATTTCGTCATCTCCTTCGGCTGCTTGAATCGAATCAATAATTCCGGTATACGTTGTAGAATTATTCGAGAACATAGAGAAAAAGAAGTCTTTCTGCTTTGTTAACGGTCCAAGAATCTTAGTTATTGCTATATTCGGTGATTTTAAATCGATCTGATATTTTGGAGAATCGTTGCCTTCAGAATAAAGCTCTTTAATAGATTCTGCTGTTAGTTGCGGTGCCTTCTCAACTCGCTGCAAAAATCCTTCATGCCAGGCGGGATCAATAAGCAATATTGTCATTTATAAACCTAATCTTAATTTTAAAAATACACCGATTATTGATACTAAGCCACATATCAATCCTAAAGAGCCAACCAGCAAGGCTGAATAAAATTTTATAGTTATTTTGCTTTGCGATTCTTGAATAGCCTCTTGTTTGCTTTTAATGATCTTTGAATCTATCAATTTTACTTCTTTTTCAACCTTTTTGGCATTCTCTTTGATTTGCTCGCGCATATAGATAATTGCTGTATTATTCACTGTTGTTTGTCTCGTTGTTTCATCAAGTTTTGTATGTATTCGTCTGATCGATTCTTTTATTTCAGCCAGATCCAAAAAAAGTCTGTCAAACATTTTTTCCAATGTCTGTGTTTTCTCAATCATCAAGCCCAGATGGAAAAAGATGCCGAAAGTGAAAGCGGCTGTGCATATATATCAACAGGCTCACTAAAAGCGAATTGATTCATGTATCCCATTCGTAAAGCGTTTGATAAGTCTTCATCAATGGGTTCAGGATCATCTGCAACTTTATAAGTCAGAAATGAAGTATCAGGAGTATCATCTAATTTTATGATCATGATATCAGTTACTCCTGATGCAATTTTTGTCCATTGATCCGCATTGCATGGTACGTTTACAGGATTTGGCATTATTTTTAACCTTGCTCCAAATGTTGATTGACCGTCCCCGGATGTGAATATATTTCCATCATTGAAAGTAATTAAATAAGATATATGCATTTAATTTATAAGCTTCATTTCTTCAATCGTTTCTGTAACGAGACTTTTTACAACATCTCCCAACATTTCTGTCAATAATGCTTTTTGATCAGCTTCAGCTACTTGCTGCCCAGGTGTTTTCATCAGTCCTGCTTCAATCAATGGTTTATGAGCTTCTGCAAGTTGTTGATTCTCTTTTTTAAGTTGTCTGATATTGCGAGAGTATTTCATCCCGGTCAATTCGCGAGTAGAACGTGCTTTTGTTGAGTATCCCTGTTCGTCCTTGAGTTTATAAGCATTTGTTTCTTTTTGCGGATCAACATGAGGCTTAATAGCTCCGGCCCAATCACTGTCTATCCAAGCTCCATAAATTTCAAACTTTGTAATATCGCGCCACGCCTCAAGCAGTCCAGGAGCCTTGAGCCTGTCCGTTAATACCATCGAAATTAGCCAATTCTCATACCTTGGCTTGAGATAATTTGATGAAAACCATAATCTTTCTTTGTCCAAGAAAATCTTGAACTCAGAATTTGCCATACGTGAAGAGGAATAATTTGAAGAAAAGGCAAGCTTTAAAATCTCTGGCGGAATCTCATTTGCCCAGCCGATTGCTGAAATAATCGCCTCTTCGAAGACGTGAAACCCGGATGACGGTCTTTTGGTGTCGAATGATACAGGTTCTTCACCAACCTGCAATTCATCAATAGTCATTCCAGGAAGCCATTTATCAACAGCAAATTCCCTTTTTGTTCCGTCTCCTTGCTCAATATCGACTTGATCACGTCTTTGAGCGCCGCCTCTCAAGGGCCTCGTGCCCGGCTTGTCTTGATCTTTGCGGACGAACATTGCAAGCATTGAATTAATGACTGCTGCACGTTGTTCGCTATCCCGGTACCGATCAATTTCTTTTAATGATTGGGCAACAAGTCCCAAGAGCGGGATGCCGCGAACATCATCAAGTAATCGCTTAGAACCATAAATCAACCATGCTAATTTTCTACCGGATTTAGGGCCATTGGCTGGGATTCTTCGGGAGACGACTTTTAAACCTTCAGTTTTATTGATGTAAAATGCTACATGTCTGCCATTGCTATCAATCTCAACACCGTGAACAATTTTATTACCGCGTGTTTGCGCTTGTTTTTTGTAATCACCTTGTACCGGATCTTGAATATATTGTCCGTCGATGATTTCAGTGATCGGCAATCCAGTGACAGGGGATTGGCGCATGACTACAAGTACATCACCTGAAATATAAGCGGTTTTCTTTGCAAGCGACTGGAGTTCACCCTCTGTATTTTGCTGTTTCCAATCGACTAAATCTTTTCGATTTCCCCAAATCCGATAAAGATTTTCAACATTTTCTGACCAATCATTCATTTCATCATCAGTGAATGCAAGAATATCAGTCACCGGAGTAGCTTCAAGGCTTAAGCCTGTATTGATTATGTTTGTTACTAAGCGATTGATAAGACCTGCAGCGTAAAGATTTTCAGTGAAGAGCTGAACAGATTTTGCTCTCAATTCCCAATAATCAATATATTCATATCCAGCGCCACCAAATTTTGAAGAGAAACCGCCTGGAAATTTTTCTCCATCGAAGAGGGAAGAGAAAAGATTTCTGGTATAAACTTGATAGATTGATTGCTGGATCAGATTAGGTGATTCTTGTCTTGCAGGTTTTTTGACAATCTTTTTTTTTACAACTTTTTGGGGACGCGGTGAGCCATACAAACTATCCATTGCTTTAGATACGTTTCGCCTTGAAACGGTTTCTTGCATTAATATCCTGGGATTATTTGTTGACCTCCGGCATAGCAACGCGCCTCTAATGTCGCTATGCGATTCAAAAGGCTGTCATATTGTTTCTGTAGACTGTCAAGATCAGGTCTTGAGACTTGCTGACTGGATTGTCCGGTGTCAAGCGTGTAGCTCTTGTGTGGATTGGCATAGAGAAAGGTTATAGCGTCACTAAGTGCTGACACCTGAGCCTGAGCTTTTGCAATTTCAGTAATCCAGAAAGTATTTTCAGCCATATTTTGATGATATGATATGATTTTTTATCTGTCAAATTTATTTTTAGGTATGGTTTTTGATTTTATTTAGCAGGATGGAGAGCATTTTTAACGATCAAGCAGCTCTCAATTGTTCCATGTGTTTCCAAAAATCGTCATAATCAATGCCCTCGTGGCCTAGCTCAGTGACGCAAATATTATAAGCAAAAAAGTCTAACGCGGCCATATTATAGCACCTGCAATCCCAGGCATGATTGGCTTTGTTCGGGATTGGACGCCAATAAAACCCTAGTCTCTGTTTTGTTTTCTTATGATATTCGGTCACTTTCTCTTCAGCTTCATACATTCTAAAATAATCATCGCCGTAGTCCTCCGGGTAATTCGGGTACCCAAATGGCTGCTGTTCACCAGAATTCCAGTCTGACCGAAGCCAAGAAGCAATTCTGTCTTTGTAGGTATTGGCGTTTAGCGTGTAAAACGGATTTCCATATTTATTTTTTGACTCGTGAAATAGTGTTTTGTATGTCTTGTTTTTTGGAAGACTATCACGTCCAAAAATCGGATAAACGCCTTCTGAGTATTGAGCCGTGAATTGATAAACCTCGTCTGTACGGTATCCAGCGTCAATAAACGTGATATCGACTCGATAGTCTTGATGGTCATCCGAATTCCAAACCTCTTGTTCGATAATTTTTGAAAGTTTTACCCAGGGGGATTTTACAGAAGTCAGGTCTTCCGTGTCGCCCTCAAGATTGCGCCAGTCAATCGAGTATGTGCGCCCATCCCTGCACCATCCCAATATTTCAACGTCGATCCGGTCTTTGTGAACGTCGGCTGCGCAAGTGATAACTAAAATTCTTGACCCGGTTTCCTTCAGCGACATTAGATTTTTTATCTGATTCCGGCTATAAGTTGCGCGCCTATGAGTTATCACTTTCTCATATTTAGGAGCAGCTCCGCGTTCTTCGAATGGCCAACCCTCAACCGTGTTTTTGAATGTTTTGTAGGATTCAATGTCTTTAACTCTCTGATTCTTCTCATCCCACCAGTCAAGCCACTCGATCGCCATTGATTCCCATGAATACATCCCAACAGGGGCATAAAATGACGGTAGCCAAAAACTGGCGAAATTAGGTTCTTTCGGTTTTGCTGTTGGCCTCCATTCTCCACGCTTGATAAACCATTCTTTGTCATAATTTTTAATGGGTTTAAGGCAGAATTCGCAGAGGTAACAAACAGATTCGATAATTAAATTAAATTCTTCGTCAACTTCGTAATGAAAGGCAAACTTTTTACCATCTTCTCTAACGCCCTGTAGCCGTAAATATTGCATGTGTCCACAATGCGGGCACGGGATAAAATAATGCTGCTGATCCCCTCTAAGATATTGTTTATAGATTTTTGATGTCTGGAGGATGAGGGGTGTGGATTGATAAAGAATTTTGCGGGTATTCTCAAAACTCTTGGTCCTGTTTTCAAATAACTTATTGATAGTACCCTCTTTCCCTGCCGTGTCTGGCCATGATTCAAACTCCTCAGCAATAGCTACCGGGACAGAAATATCTCTCAATTTTGTTGGACTATTTGCGCCATAACCAAGGATATAACCGCCGTCAAAATCTTTTCTATCCGCTGTTGATCCAGTTTTTTTCGAGTTAGGATCAAAATTTTTGATCTTATGGGATAGCCCGCAATTTGAAATCATTCTGTCAAACTTGACTTCAAACGCACGTTTTGCAAGGTTCGCGTCTCCGTTGATGTATAAAACTCCAGACGGATCGTGGTCTATTTTGTATCCTAGAAAATTCTCTATAATTCCGGTTGATGCTCCAACCTGTGCCCCTTTAAGAATAGCGACTTTACGAATTGGAGAGCGCTGGGATAAGCAATCCATGATTTTGACTAAATATTTTGTGTAATCATTATCCCAGGCGCCAGGTTTTGAAGTCAGTTCTGGGGGGAGATATCTTTTTTTTGCAGCCCATTCTGAAACGAGTAGCCGTAACTTTTTATCTATGAGCGATTCTACAGATGAAACAGCATAGTCAATATCTTGCTTTAAAAAAGTATCAATCATTTAATTATCGGTGCCCACTTTAAAAAAGCTGTTGATTCAAACCGCTTGAATGATAATTCACCGAAACTATCAATCGCATGCAAAACGCTATTTTCATCTATTTCAAGTTCTAAATCATAATCAGTAACGATTGACCGGAAAAGATCCTCTAAGTCTTCGGACATAAATGAAACGCTTGAATGAAATTCAAATGGAGTATCGAAAATATTTTTATCTTCTTTAACTAATTCAATTAGCGTTTTCATATTTCAAAGTTTTTGTTTAATAGCCCATGTTTTTTCATCTCTGAAACTAGCTCAGCAAGTGAATGATAAGTAATATGGATTCCCTCGCCCCGGTGCACTTTATCCCTGTATTCAGGTTGCTTTAATTTAGGGTCCAGGTCTTTTCCAGGCATTTTACCTTCGAGCGCGACAAATAACCCACGTATGCATAAATGTTGGTCTGTCATCCCTGGTTCCCTGCTTCTCACCCTGACACCACCGCGAACTCTTAGCGCTCCGTTGTCAGTTTTGAACAATTCGCATCTCGGTATTCGTTGAAGAAAATCGGCAGCAGCTTTTTTAAGCTCGGTCTCATTTTTATATAATTCAGGTTTTGCCTGCATCTGACTTTTTTTTACAACTCGAAGTCGACCAGTTTTTTTATCCGGCGAAACTTCAAATTTTTCAGATGATCCCCTATCCAGGAGATCATCAAATGTTAGCCGATTACTCATCGATGCTGGTTTGTTCGTTTGTGTTTTCGGCTTCTTTCTTTTCAACAGGGGGCATCATCACCGCTTCATAGTCGCCTTGCTGAAACAGCACTGGTTTTTGAATCCCAGTGAAAGTTATTTCGATCACTTCTGATTTTTTAAACCCGGTCAAACATGCGGAAAAATCAGCTTGCATGATGTTAATATCCGTAATAGTTTCTCTCTTCACTTGAAAAAAAACTTCAAGATTTTTAAATTCGTATTTCGGCTGATGATACGGGATACAGCCGTCATGTGATATTAGCTCCGAATCGGTGATTTCGACCTGTAAATAACTTGGGTCATTCTTAGCCATCTTTTTACAGTATACTTTGTGTTCATCCATCATTGCGATAAATGCCAATAGTTCAGGACGTGGGATCATAAACGTTCCTGGAAGTGTCCCTTTTTTCTGCGCCCTGCCAGATTGTTCAATAGCGCCTGTTCCGGTAAGAACTACTTTCTTTATCGAAAATTCGTTACCACCGCAGCAAATCAGGTTTCCTTCATCATACCGAACAAACAGACAATTTTTACCAGATTCCGATTTAGAAGAAATAACCGGTTCAATGAATTTGAGCATTGAAAAAACTTCCATACGATCTAAAATCATAACTTTCCTCATTTAAAATGTTTAATAACTAAAATGGGTTCAATGAATGGCTTTGCCATCAAAACCATTATTGAACCATCGGAAAAAATCATCCTTTTTATCGAATCCATCATTTTTTAAAATCTTGATTGCATGCTCGGATCATCAGAAGAATCAAATCGATTACACCAACCTTTATAATGCATCGGAATAGTACCTTTCGGACCTCCCCTGACTTTAGCTGCTATTATCCAAGCCTTTCCTTTGAGATTTTCAATATTAGGCTTATATTCTCCCGGCCGATAAACGAAAAGAATAATATCAGAATCATGCTCAATGGCTCCTGATTCTCTGAGATCTGAAAGCTCTGGGACATTATCTTCTCTGTTTTTAACTCCCCTGTTCAATTGCGAAAGCTGGATGACGGGGATGTTCAATTGTATTGCAATATTCTTCGAAGATCCTGACATATAAGCAATTTCCCTCTCGCGATTTCCACAATTTTTCGCAGAAAATAGCTGAAGATAATCAAAAATAACAGCCCCTATTTCTATTTCTCTGTGAAGTCGCCTAACTTCAAACAGCGCTTCATCAAAGTCTCTGATTTTATCGTTGAAATAAATTGGTTTATCCCCAATTCTTTCCCCGGCATAAGTCAATTTATCCCAATCATTTTGACTAAATTTACCAGTTCTGATTTTTCTAGAATCAAACTTTCCGACACTGGCAAGCATCCTGCCGGCTAGTTGTGTATGAGCCATTTCTCTTGAAAATATCAATGTAGCTTTTTTTTCTTGGGTGAGCGTGTAGATATTTTCGACGATATTCAAAGCAAACGTTGTCTTACCTTGTCCTGAATCTGCGGCTATTGTGATTAAATCAGGGGCGCATAATCCTGATATAAGCTTATCAAGTTCCTCGTAGCACGTTGGAATCCCTGAAATTATGGCCCCCGTTTTTTCTCTTTCTTCTAATTTTTCCCTGATTTTTGAAATCGAATCATCGATTCTGACCGTCTTGTTTGTTTTGTTTTGAAGCGACACTTTGTTTAAAATAGATTCCGCCTCGATGAGTAAATCCCTAATGTTTTGTTGTGGATCTCTAGCCTTTCTCGTGATATCAGTAAATCCGCTTATCAGATCTCTAACAGTTGCGTGTTCCTGAATGATTTTAGCATAATATTTTATATTGCCTGAGACGGGAGCACATTCAGCCAACTGGGCCAGATAAGCATATCCCCCAATTTCTTCCAACTTACCTAACATTTTCAACTGATCGCCTATAGTGATTTCATCCGCAGGATCATTTTTTTCAATCAGATCAAGCATGGCGCGATAAATATTTCGATGTGCTTCTATGTGAAATGAATTCGGAGTTAATATGTTTGCAATATCGCTAAATAGTCCATTATTTGAAATTAATGAACCCAACACGGCCTGCTCAGCTTCAAAATCATGAGGGATTAATAATGCCTGGTTGTTTATAGAATTCATCTAAAGTATCTCTCTTGTTGCCTGTGATGTTAAATCAGATTGTTTTGTCATCCGATCTGCGATTGTGTTTCCTGAACTTTCTTCCGCTGGTGGTGATAATTTTGATTGAGTGTATAAATCTCTAATTGTTGTATCTCTAAAAAGCTTATCCCAGTGACACATTTTATACATTTTTTTAGATCCATAATAAGCGCTTACTGAATGTTCTACAGCTGATTTCACGACATCAAATCCTTGTTCTGCTATTCTAAGACCAATCATATTTCTGGCATTGAAGTCTTTTAAATTGATTTGAAACCCGTCCCGAGTAAAAAGTTTATTAGAAAGATTTATGATAAAATCAATGTTTTGATTTATTCCTTTTGCTTTTTGTGTACCAATATTATCTGTATCTGTATCTGTATCTGTATCTGTATCTGTATCTTGCTCCTGATATTTGCCAGATTTTTTTCCGACACTCTCCTGATTGTCTCCTGACTTTTTTGAGTACTCATCTCTATATTTCAGTAAGTTAGGACAATCAATTATTAAAAATTCTGGATTATTTTTGCAAAATTCTATTTTAAATAGAGAAAGTTTCTCAAAAGTTTCCAGAAATTTTCTGAAAACTTTCGGACTTTTTCCGCAAAACTTTGACCATTTTTTTAAAGAATATCTTGCTTTTGTGCTGTTAGACCCATCCATCAAAAAAGAAATCTTTTCCAATATAAGCCAATACGCTCCATATCCCTCAAGCCCGTGAAGCTCCAGAACTTCTGATAGTTTTTCATCGTCCGAAGCAGTGGAGAGATGTTTGAACCATCTCATATTACACCAATTTATATGTTAGAAAAAACCTGTTAAGTTTATAAAGAGTCATTGATTGTGGTTTGTTTCCACCTGATTCTATTGCTGATATCGTTTTAACGCTAATATTAGTTTTTTCAGCCAATTGTATCTGAGTCAATTTATGCTTTAATCTTAATTCAAGCAGTTCTTTCCCTGCTGTCTCTCTATTTATCATATTTCTACCTTACGTTTATTTGGTGTATTACTGCTTTTTCTACAAGTTATAGAGCAAAAAAACACCTGTCAACTGTTTTCCGATTTTAATTTTTTGATGTTCTCACGAATGGCGCTTCTCAACTTCTCAGCCTCTTTTTTTAAATTGAGGCCAAGAAGTTTGAACTCTTCAAAAATCTCATCGTCTGACATTGCAAGTATGCCTTTCCCAATCTCTTTAGATATGCGGTCAAGGGTTCGCTTCAGCTTCGAGTTGAGCTGTTCTTTCTCTCTCATAGTCTCAAATCCTCCGATTTTAATTGTCTTTATCAAAATATCCCAGCATCTTTTTTGCAAATCCGATAATGTCAAAAGGTTTTTTCCGAAAACGTATAACATTTGAAACGTTATCACTTTTCAGCACTACTTCGACATAACAATTATGTGAACCGTCTTCGTCAACTGCCATGTATCCGGCAGCAGGACAATGAGTGCAAAAAATGTCATCGCCATCACACAGTTCAGAAAACGGCTTTTTCGCTGACAATTGATGCCCGCAAATATCGCATTGATCATCTAAAATAGACATAGTCATAGCTTCAACTACCTTGTTAGTTGTCGATAGCTCTCCACCCGGATTTACCAGGATTGCCGTATACGGTGTTTTCAAGTGTGGCCATCACTTAAACTATGGAGAGCCGTTTAGTTATTTATAATTATGATCTTCTAAATTCAAATCTTTTTGAGAAATTTCTTGCAGTTTTACTTCCTGTTTCACCACTTTAAACGCTTCTCTTACTTCATAAACCAAGTCGCCATCGCTTACCGACGAAATAACTTGTTCATACGATTGGACAACACGGTGTCCAGTAAAATCTTTTTCTACTATAATATAAATTTTTTCCAGCATGATAGTTTCTCCTCTAATTTTGAAAATAGTTAAACAGATTAGTGATAGGCGTTAATCTTCCAGAATCGCACAAGTATTCATCCACCAATCTTTGATCCGACGGTTTTGTCAAATCAAATGAGTTTTTAATCTTGCTTATTTTACCACCATTTTTTAAAAACTCATCCATTTTCTCTTTTACATACTTCCGGTCAGGACAAAAACGTTGTTTAATTCCCTTTTTTTTTGGTGTATTATTAAAATTTTTGTTTGTTTTCATGATCAAAAATCCCGAAAAAGAATGATAGTATCACCACTCTTTTTTTCAATATCTTCAGACTGTGAAATCATTTGATCCAGTATTTCAATCCTATTTTTTAAGTTTTCACGATCCTGTGAAGTAAGGGCACATTCAAGCGCAAGGCGAGAAACCTTGTGCTCAAGCATGTCTTTTTTAGCTCTCATCATCTCACATAATGCATAAAAACGAGTTTCCCATATTGATCTTGATTTCATATTTTTATCCTCATGTATTAATTAACGATTCGTTGATAAATCGCGAAATTGGGGTTGATGACTTTCCTTCAACTTCAACAGGCCGTGATGTTAAAACTAAGTGATCACACGCCCGCGTAAATGCGACATAAGCCAGACGCCTTTCACTTTCAAGCTCGTCCTGACTTTTTAGGGCTCTCAGAGATGGCAGGATCCCTTCGTTCAATCCGGCAATGATCACCACCGAAAATTCAAGCCCTTTCGATGCGTGAATTGTCATAAGTTGTAGCTTTTTAGGCTCGTCTGATATCTCGTCTTGAACATCATAGAGCGCCAGCCAGTCAAGATAATCTCTGATTGTCGGTTCGTGCGCTGATTCAAGATATTCATTGATAAAATCAAAAACAGGGACAGAATCAAATTCAAACGTGACTCCGAGCATCCAATCCAAAACTTTTTCAAAAGACTCCTCGCGAATCGCTTCGTTTAATTCGTTTAAATGTTGCAGTAGAAAAGCATAATCATCGCGCCAGACTTGGAAATGACTCTTGTTTTTATTGACTGCCTGCAACCTGATTGATATATATTCTATCGGCGTTAAATCAAGATAATCTTTCGCGAGCAGAAACGAGAAATTATCGAACGGATTGACAGCCAATTTCAAAAGAGCGTGAACTCGGCGGAATGGTTCTGACTGTGTGAATTTTGTCTTCTTACCAAGATATTCGTGATCGATTTTGGATGCCGTGAGTAATGCTGACAGCTTTTCCAAGAGATAATGATTGCGGGCTAGAACGGCTATAGATCCGCTTTTTTCTAGTGTACCGTCGGATTCTTTCAAAGTTTTTTCTATTTCAAAAGCAATTGTAGCTGAATTAAAGTTTTGGAAAATATTAACTTTATTAACCTTTTCCAAAATAGCATTCATTTTCAAATCAAGCCGGTTGACATTGCGCTTGATCAATCGATTTGCGGCTTCAACAATATAGCCATCGGACCGGTAATTATCACGCAATTTGTAAATATCGAACTTATCCTGGTTCCGGATCAAGTAGCCTGGATCTGATCCACGCCATTGGTAAATGCATTGCTGTTGATCACCGACTGCAAACAGTGAGGCATCACAGATCGAACAAATCAACTTGACAATTCTCCATTGTACCGAATCTAAATCCTGAACCTCGTCTACCAGCACATGTTTAAATTTTAGAAAGTGGCCAATTCTTGGAATCAGATCCAGAAAACTGGTCATGATCATGCCATAAGTCAGCGCGTTATTTTCGCGGCAACGACCGAAAAAGGCATCCATAATTTCATTCGGAATATAATTGCGTTCATTGCGTTGTTTTTTCGTATAAAATAGATTGAAAGCATCGTCTATCTCAGATTTTTTCACGCCTTTAAAAGTCTTCCCGGTGTGATATCCAAGCTCCAGGCAGACGTTTTTTAATAAAAAGCTTTCTTCCCAGGTTGAATAAATAGTGATTTTCCCAGGGTTTAATCCGATCATTTCACCAAAACGCTGGATCATTTTTAGTGCTATTGAGTGAAGGGTTCCGATTGTGACATTGTGCGCTTTGGGACCGGAAAGCTTTTCCAATCTCTCTTTCATTTCCGTCCCAGCCGCGCGCGTGAATGTACACGCTAAAATTTCATAAGGGCTTGCGTGACAATTTTCGAGCAGATGATTGATTCTGCTTATCAACACCCTCGTTTTTCCTGAACCGGCACCGGCCAGGCATAGGGCTTGTTTTGATTCGGTTAGAACAGCTTTGCTTTGTTCCTGGCTTAGTTGCATTATTTTCCTTGTTCTAGTTGTATTTGTTTAAAAGTTTTTTCCTCAATAATACGTAAGACCGCACGCAAATTTAAGTATTCTTTCCTTTTTTCTTCTTCGAAAGCCTTACGAAAAACAGCTGGATTATATGACCAGAATTCGTCATTCCATGTATCGCGTCCATCTAATTTGGATTGAGCAACAAGCCTTAACCTGGTCATTTTTCCTCGCTAAAAAGGTATTTCGTTTCCGCAATGTGGGCAAGGATGAGTTTTTGTCGCATCCCATTCTCCGCCGCATTCCGGGCATGGATTTTTAACCGCTTTTTTAACAAAAACAGGCTTTGTGGTATAACTTTGGCCGATAACTCCGTGGTACAGTGATACCTTGTGTTGCAAAAGTTTTATGATAAGTGGCTCTATAACCCCTTGTGGTAAAGACTCAATAAGTGCATAAAAAAGCTTTGTTGCCTCCATGTCAAATATTTTTTTCACTTCTTTCAGACTTAGACGGCATGCTTCATTATGTTTATATGTCAATTCAGCTATATTACCGGAAACTTCAATCATAACTGGTTCCGGCTGCTTGCAACCTTCCGGCATCGGATCAGCGGCTTTTATTTTAATAATTTTCATAATCACACCTCCATTTTCACAAACGGCTCAGGAATTTTAAATTTAATCGGGTGACAAGTGTTAACAATCACCTGCTTGTCCAGATTTGCCAGTTCAATAAGCGTTTTTTCCAGGTTTTCCGAATCAAGCTCCGCAGCCTCGACGATGATAATATTTGCGTCCAGAACGTGGGCCAAATCGGCATCAAAGATCTTTCCCTCACCGCCTGAAAGCCCCTTGTACGGAGTTGTCTTTCCTTCGTTTTCCCAGCCGATCAACATAGTTCTTTTTCCGTCGTCGTCTTCATCGTAGGAAAAAACAGCTTTCCCATGGGGAAGTACTGAATTCATCTTTTCAGCAATTGCCGACATGGTTTTACTGACTGATCCGGCTTTCTTTTTCTTAGCATCATCCCGGCGTTTTTTGGCTTCAATCAGAACAGAATTATATCCGTCACGGTCCTGAATCGCCTTTTCAATCTCTTCATTAATTCCGGATAGCTTCAGTAAAACCTCTACATCGGCTTGCAGGTTTTTCTTTTTTTGCGTCAGACCGGTAATAATATTGTTCATTGTCTCAATATCGCTCATGATATCCCCTTGAATTTTTTAAGTTCCATTTTGGCAACGACAAGAGCCGCGCATGCTTCACAACCAGCACCGGTCAAAGCTTCAATGATTGTCAGGATCGAATCAGACACTATCGCGTAATCCGATTTTTTTTGATCAAAATTTTCAAATTCGATACACGGCGGATCTAATTTTGAAATTTGCTGTTCAAGCCCTGAAATTATCCGGTCATTCTTAGCCATCTCAGGACTATCAGGCATATTATCAATATTGTGCCGCGTCCAGTCTTCATCTGTTTTGAGAGTGATTTCATCGTCGGGAAGGAAACTCTCTTCAATTACATTAATTTTAGTTTCTGCGATGACGCGCATGTCAGCCGCTTCTTTCTCAGCCCTTTCCCGTTCCTGCCTTTCTCCTTCGATTATAGCTTTGCGCTCAGCTTCCTTGATTTCATCCTGCTTGATCTGCTCCCGCACATAAGCAATCTTATTATCATATTCAAGAATCGAAGCCTGGATCTCTGCAATTGTTCCGGCGGGTTTTTCGATAGCGTTCTTTGAATTAGTTAGTCTGGTAATTGTCGATTCAGCTCCATCCTTTTGCTTTTCAATCCTGCTGACGTCCTCTTTTGCATTAGATATTTCTTGATCAATTTCTGACAATTCAGGATTGGGGAAAAGGTCAAAAAGTGTATCAACTTTTTTAGCATCCGACTGAGCCATGAATTGTGAGACGTCGACAATTTTTGGAGCTCCAACCCTTCCGAGAGCCATTGAAAATATATCTGCGCTTGCTCTTTTTTTATCGATCTGCAAAGAGGTTGAAACTTTTCCGGCATCATTTCGCCAAATTTTACGCCCGAATTCTACCCCTTTTATTGTAACTGCTGATGAGATAGAATCCGTTCCGAAACTATCTAGAATGTCACTTGGAAGCTTTCCGGTCAGTGAAAACGGGACATGTCCAAGGATGGCAAATGCTATGGCTTCAGACCTGGTTGATTTACCAGACCGGTTTTTACCGTTATAAATGACTTTATCCGGGATATCTTCATCAATATCTAAGCCCTTGAATCCTTTTGTACGAATGTGTGTAATCATGATTTACCTTTAGTTTTGAGAGTCAACAAGTTCACTGATTTTTTGACAAACTTTAACAGCTGTTACAGTATCAAATTTTTCAACCGGTAATTTTTCAATCCCAAAAAAATTGAGTGCTTCCGCAAATATTTCTGGGAATTGCGCGGCGAGATAGATTGCTTGTCTGACTTCTTTTTGCAATTCAGATGCTTCTACTGATGGATCTGCAGAATCATCTTGATTTGCTTTTGATTTACCAGTCTGTTTTTTTTCAGATTGCGGTGTCTTTTTTTCACCATCGATTGAAATACTGTGCAAATCATCTACTGTGATATTTACTATCCCAGCATTATCTTTCAGGTGACCCATATCAGAACCAGACATGCCGTCAACTTGGATAAATCGCTGCTCTGCCGCTTTTGGAACTCGTTTCATAATTCTGCGAATTGCTGTTTTAACCCACATTGCTGGAATATTTTCTTCTTGATTCCAGGGAGAATCTTTTTTGAATTTAGTCGCCGATTTATTTTTTGCAGCTTCGGCTTCATGAGGCCCGACAACTTCGAAATCAATTCCACCGTTTATATACCAAATAATGCAATAAGCGTTTATGAGATCCCCTTTTATGCCAGTTGTAGGGATATGAACAAGGTCTTGGTTGATACCGTAATTGTATCTGAATTGGTCATTAGCAAAGACAGGATGTGCCGATATATTCCTTACATCTCCTGTGTTTTTTGCCAGCTTAATAAGTCCTGGATACTCGACAACAAGTGTGGCGTCATAGGTCGCCGGATTAGTCTTATTATTTTTAAAAGGTATTAGTGATGCCTCATGCATTGATCCCCCTATTTCAAGACCAAGTATCGACGACTCTATAATCGCGTTGATGAGAGATAATTGTGAACATCTTGCGAGAATAGGATTTGAAACGATTGCCGTGTAAGCAATCCGAGCAAATCTTTCCGGTGTGATGTGCTTCGGAAGAATGCTTTTTATCGCTTTCATGTTTTCTGCGATCATGCTTTTGATCGTCCGATCTTCAGTAACGGTTAATTCTTTTGACATTTTGTACATCTCCTCGTTTTTTAATTGTTCAAAGTAAAATTTTTGAGCTTCAGTGTGGGAAGTATCCACCCAAAAAATAGTAGACTCATCGTTCGGATATGCTGCCCAAGTCCCTCTTTCTTCAGGCCTTCCGTTAACAATGGGTAAAATTTTAAACGCCTGTGGAAAAGCAATAGACTTTTCAATAATATGCTCTTTCCTCATTTAGTTTCCTTTTTAATGTTTGTTGGACAGGAGCGGCCGTGCTTGCACTTACCGCTCCCCCTTAATTATTTTTATTCGCTTTTTTTTAGCTTAAAGGGACTTATGTGGCTGGCGCCCCATACACAGCCTACAACTGTGCGGTTCCGTTTTGCCAATTTGGCTGCGGTTAATTTTCCCCGGATTGACCGGAATTTTCCGCTTACACGTTGCAGCCACTCATCGCAAAGCAGAGAAAAAATAAATCTGTTATAGTCCATTTTTCATTTTACCCTGTATTTATGCGTTGTGGTTTTGGCCCCCGGTTTCTAGTATCCTTCCAGGGGCCTTTTTTTGGACTTGGCATGATCTTTCCCTCTAACTGGCAGCCACTTCCACCCGGTTACCTTCCAGGTATTTATCAATGTCGGTTTTTTTATACAGAATTTTGCGGCCTGCGCGAGTATAAGCAAAACCCCTGGATTGATGCCTCCATGACTGAAGTGCGGAAACAGTGACATTAGCATAGATCGACGCCTGCTTCTCATCAAGCCAGGCAGAAGCAGCAATTTCTCTTTGAATTTCTTCAATTGTTTTATTTTTTTCCATCGTTCCTCATTAGTTAAGATTGGCTGATTTGTTTTTACAGGTACAGATTTACATTATCATTTATTATTGTCAACTGTTTATTTGCAAAAATTTTATTGACGTTTTTCAATGTTTTGATTAGAGTCTAATTATAGTAGTGATCAAAACCTGACTTTTTTAATCTTGTATTTGGAGGTCACTATGCAACGCCCCGTGTAATGCGGGGCATTTACAAAAGGAACGCATGACAAAAAAGACAAGCACATATGTAAGGATTGATTCTGAAGTTGCCAAGGAATCAAAAAAGATTTTTAAAGAAAAAGGCTTCACGGTTTCGGGCGGGATTGAGCAGGCTCTTAAGGAGTACAACAAAAAGCATGGAGGGAAAAATAAGGCTCAATATCCTAATTCACACAATGAAAAAGAGTAAAATTTATGTTCACAAGTCTAAAACAATTACGGAGATCGATAATGAGACCAAAAACAATGGAGCTGATTAAGCAGGTTAAGGCGTTACGAGATGGAGAAAAGCTTTCTTATGGGGCAATCGGTAAAAGAATGGGAATCAGTGAAAAATACGCTGCTGCTCTTTATCTGCGCAGAGAAAAAACTGAAATTCCGGACAGTCTGGTCGAGAGCGTAATGTCTGAAATAAACGGTAATACTAAAACAGAATCGTCAGAATCTGTTGTTGTTGCTGTTTTTAGCCCTGCCAACGATGGAAAAACCATCAATCAGTTAACGTTAAAAATTAAAATAAAATCAGGCACGGCCGGAGAAAGCAGGAATATTGCTATTTTATCTGAGATTCAGAATTTAATTCGTTGGGTTGAGATATAATCTAAGAGGACTTATGTTATTGCTAATAAACACATACCCGTACAATACAAAGAAGTGGAATAGATATAAGAGAATTTTGAATAAATTATACAAGGATTTTGCGAAAAATAGGCGGAAAATCTTAAAATATACCCGTTTACTGAACAATATAGACATTTCTTTATCGGGGCGCGTGATTAGACTTGAGAGATTTTTTTATTCCGATGGGAGAATGAAAATGAATCAATTCACTGACGTGCTCTATAGTGAATTCTACTCGATCTATCCAATTCCTATGTCGTTTATCGAAGCTCCGTTTGATCCAGAATATTTAAGATTAAAGAATGAGATGATCAAGATTGCTCAAGACTGCTGAACATTGGAATCATTTAATAGCGAACCTCCATCTCTGAGCTTTCTAGTGACATCTTCTTTAGTCTCTTTAATTCGCTTTGAAAGCTCTTCTTCCTGCAGCTCTATGATTTCAATTCTTGCTGTATCCCGGTCACTCTTTGCAATTGCTATTAGCCTGTCAGTAATCGCCACGGGGTATTCCCCAACAATCCAGCGCAGACAGGTATTTAAAATCGAAAATAAAGAATCTGCAACCGGATTGATTGAGACAAGCTTGCCTCGAATCTCCTGATATTTGGTCTCTTTAGCTTTCCAGTCAGACATTGATTTTAGAGCATCTACAAAGTTTTTAAATCCGATCATACCGCCGTAACGCTCCACAACTTCTTTGATTGTTAGGTCCTCAATTTCTTGAAATGTTACTTCCGTGTTGATATGCCGTGATCCTTCATTTAGTTTTTTTGCGGTGGGATTTCCTGATTTTATCTGTTCTACCGGCTGACCTTTTGCCGCCGCCTCTTCTTCGCGTTCTTTTTTCCATGCCTGAACCGATGGATGCCACCAATTGATTTTGCCCTTCTCATTAATCGCATCATGCGAAACTTTGCCGCCTTCTCTGCACTGTTTCTGAACCGCCTGCTTTGTGACTCCTAGCATACGGGCGGTTTTTGCTTGATTGTTATAGTCTGGTTGTTTTTTTCCAATCGAAACGGGTTTATGTTGTGATCCTGCTTGCGGGTTGATTATATTCGGATTTTTCCAGACAATTTTTGATGATCCGCCATTCATCGATATTAAAACATGTTGATCAATCAAGACTTCAATTGCCGGTCTATTTGCGTCTTGGTATGTGCTTTTGATATCCTCTTCTTTGCGTGGTGATTGATAGGCCCAATACGTGTAATATTTAGACAGGGCGCCTTCTTTTTGAAGCTCAAGTAAAATCAAATCAGGATTCTTGCTCTTGATTGCCTTTCTAATCCTCATAAGCTTGCCACGATCAATACCGTCTGCCGTTTTAATTAGCTCATCAAAATCAGAAAGGTGATTATCAACTATATTTTGCATGTCACGAAGCCTTCAAAAGATCTTTTTTAATCATGTATCGCTTTCCAAGAGATTCAAGTTTTTCCATCACTGACTCGCGGAATCGGACCCAATCAATTGTTTTAGAAAGTGGGTGATAATTCAATTTTCCGACCTTATAAAAATCAACAAATTCGTGTGTCTCATCGATCAATCTAAAGACTGCGTTAGGATTTATGACTGGCTCAAAGCTCACAAATGTAAAAATACCAAGCGTCCACGCGTCCTCAAGCGATTCAATTCGATCACATGGCAAGCTTGCCCCTGGTTCCCATTCTTTTGATTCAACATCAGAATCAGTTGTTAATGTGGCCCCAAATTTTCTATTCTTAAATTTCTTAAGAATATCAAAGTCACGGGTTGCCAGTTTGCCACCTTTGGTCAAAATCACCGGGAAAATATTATATTTCAACCCTATTTTTAACGCGTCTCTCGTCAGGTTATTATCAATTTCAATCGGCTGGTAAGGGTCAGTCGTGAACGAAAACAAACATTCTCTCGGATCTCCTGAAAACTTACAGCAATCTTTTTCAAATTGAGCAAGGACATCTTTTCGCGGCTGAATGAATTCTTCTGAATGAAACAATGATCTGTCCTTGAAAGTTGCGCTCGGTGCATAACAATACGTGCAACCGTGCGAACAGCCTCTGTATAAATTAGCTGCAAGCGGACTGTATTCAAGAGCCTTTCCTCTTGGTTCATAGATTATCATTATTGCTCCTCAGTTGAATAATATCCTACATATTCCTCAGCGCTCATATCACCAGTGAGGACTGCCAATGCATCCTCTTTTTCAAGATCTGTGTAGACTGCGTTGCTATCGTGTTCTACTCCCAGCAATTCTGAACATTTTTCACATAGTGACATAATGCCATTTATATTTACGGATGACCTTCTAGTATATGATTTTCCGATTTCCAACGATTCGCCGCAACATACAATTACTCTGTAATTCCAACCGGCATTCTCTCTTCTGGCTAAATATTCTGATTCATTCAATTTTTCTAAAATAATCATCTCGTTCTCCTGCTTGAGTGTTTTAATGATGTGTTATATATACTAGTGCGAAAAGTGTGCCACAATTATTTCTGCTATTTTATTGCGATTGCGGGCGATTGCAATAAAAAACAGTCGACAATTTAGTCGACAGATTTTCGCTAAAAATGACAGTTAATCACATTTACTCTTCAATCATAATGTTTATAGTACTTACACGTTAGTCAATATCGTCGAGTGATGAAACTGTGTGTTCGACAATTATGTAGTTTTTGAATAAATTATATGACAAATAGGCTATTCAATTCTGAAAAAAAAGTAGTTTTTTTTGCCTTCTGAGCGCAACCATATTTTTTTCACACCATTAAAAGCGATGTATTGCTTCATTTTTTCCATGCCATATTTAGTAAATATTGTTTTTACCTTTCTAACCATTTGCTTTTTGTAACCGATCTTTTCTAGCATATCCATAGGGAGTATGCCGAACATTGTTTGAATGTATGTCACAAAAACGACTCCCTGATATTTACTTTTAAAAATAATTTCGAGTTGCTTAAATGGAACTCCGTATGCATCAAGATCAATCACGTCAAATGAACTAAGATCAAGCATCTTCATAAATTTGATATTATCTCCTTTAAGGTACACACCTTGTCTTTTTGCTATATCTATTCTAGTGACATTAATTGTCTTTTCTGATGTCGATTTTATTTCATTCCAGATTTTACCAGTGCTTGAAAATGCATCAAGTACATTTATTTGTCTTTTCTCTGGCAAATGATTAATTCGTAGCATGACTTTATCAAAAAAATAACTATTGTCAGTTGCTGCTTTGCTCATATTCAACCCCGTCGATTTTAATTATTTCTTCAATATATTTTTGTATTTTACTTATTATTTCAGGACTAAAACTGATTAATATATGAGTTTTTTTATATGCTACTAATTCAATTTCTTTCTCTGTCAATTTTTCAAATCTATCTTCTGTCCACTCAAAATCTGGTATTTCAATAACAACCTTTGCTTCATCAATTCCGAAGTCGATATCAGCTAAGAAATCGTCTATTGCATCAACATCAATCCAAGAGTTTTTAGATTCTTTTAGCAATAACAATTTCTTTGCCTCATTGAAATCTTTGGCAAGACATCGCGTTGCAGGAAGCAATGGAATTTTCATTCCCTCACGCTCAAGTTGATACAATGCTATTTTCCGATGATGAGCATCGAAACAATAGATTTTATCGTCGTGAATCCAGACTTGCAAATTGTTGATTATCCCGTATTCTCTCAGAGACTTTGCCAGTTTATTGATTTTACCATCATCTGTCTTTTTCAGGCTCTTGCCTGATTCTGTCATTTGGAGATCTATCAGATCATGAAAATCGACCTGAATTTCCCCGGTGCACATTATTTTTAGTGTTTCCATCGGTTCTTATCCTTTTTTATTAGCCATTGTTAGCCTTGATTTTTGCTCTTCAATGGGGATAGCATCAGGGTCTTCATACACTTCTTTTTCGCAATCTACGCTTGAGAATCCAGGCTCAACCTCGTAATAAGTGATATCTCCGTGGCCGTTTTTCAGCTTTTCAACCGCTTCTGACCTTGTCTTAGCTTCAACAGTATATATGACTGTACCCTCTGCCTTTACCACATCGTAGCTTATACTGTATTTTGGCATTTTATTCCTTGCAACATAGGTTAACGAAAAATCACAAAAAGTGGGTCATCTGCGTTACTTAGTTGACCAGTTATCGCCCATATTAAAAGCTCATCTGATTTCTAAATTGCTCTAATCTGCTTTTTGCATCGAGAAAATACTGTTCTGTCTTTTCACATCCGATAAGGTTTATTCCGGACTTATGCGCAGAAATACAAATACTTCCGGACCCCAAATGAGTATCCAGTATCGTCATTCCTGGCTTTGCATATTTCATCAAAAGCCAATCATAAAGCAATACAGGCTTCTGTGTCGGATGTATCCGCTTCTCGTTCAGCTTCTTATCACCGCGCGGTGTTGCCCCTTCCGCTATACTTTTGCCCTGAAGCATCCCGTTCCACATGTACCGGAATAATCTTACACTATCATGCATGCTACAATAAGCTATTTCGCAATCAGAGAAAGATGATTTTTGGTTAACCTTGTCCCAAATTATTCTGCCAGGCCCAATATTTTTAATGTTGAAATAGTTAATTCCCCACACAATTTGATGTTTTGATACCCTTATTAATTCATCAAAATATTCCTGACCGGGGACTTCCCAATCACAAGTCTTTTTATATCCATTTCTAACGACGCCACGCGAAGAAATAGAAGCGCCAAAATAACCGAGTTTGTTGGGTCCGTCAAAATAAGGAGGATCAACAATCGCCAAATCAAACTGTTTATCTTTGCAGTGTGTCATGAATTCATTGCAATCTTGATTGTATATCTCAATTTGGCTCATGATTGGTCTGTTTTATTGTCAGTTTAAAAATGGTGATCAAGTTTTGGTTTGGGGCGCGTCTGGAAAACAGTTGTCAGTCTAGAGAGCCCGCCAATTTTGGGATCAAAAGAGAGTTGTCGATAGAAAGTGACAAAAATGACAACCGGCTCAAAAGACAACCCCCAAAAAAAAATCGTGTTTCGTAAAAGGGTGCGCTGAAGCGCAATCAAAAT